GGAGCAGGACAGAATTCTGCAGGAACTATGACTGATTACGAGCCAAATGTTTTTAACTTTGCGAATTCTAATCAGGTCACTCTTGGAGTATTTGATTTGTTCTTTGTACTAGGAGCGTCTAAGGATAGTGAAGGTAATACTTACACTACAGGTACAGACGGTGTAACCGTTTATAAAGTAGCAGACTGTTCTATTGGATCAGCTTCTGTAGACTTTGACATTGAAGGATTAGCACAAATTGCTTGGTCTGGAAATGGTAAATCTGTAGAAGAAGTAGCAACTCTAGAAACTAGAGCTACTGATTCAGGTAATAGTGTAACTGGAACTACCACTTTAGGTATAGTAAACGAAGGCATAAGTTCATCAAGTAACTTTATAAGACAAAAATTAACAGACTTAGCAATTAGCTTTGATGTATCAGAATCAACAGGTACATTAGGCGCATTGGCAGTTGATGGAACAAACGATGTAACCTACGGGGTAACATTAACAGGTGGTAATATTACAATTGAAAATAATCTTACTTATCTAACACCAGAAACATTAGGTACAGTTAATCTTCCATTAGGACATGTAATGGGAACAAGGTCAGTTTCAGGTAACTTCACGTGTTATCTAAATGACACAGCAAATGGGTCATTAGACTTATTTGAGAGACTACAAGAGTCTAGAGGCGTAATTACTAATGCGTTTGATTTAAACTTTGGCATCGGTGGAAGTGGAAACACTCCAAGATGTAATATTGAAGTTGGCAAAGCACATTTAGAATTACCAGCCCACAGCTTTGAAGATGTAGTATCAGTAGACGTGGCTTTCCACGGACTAGCAACTGATTTATCATCAAGCACAGCTGCAAGCGCGACAAACGAAGTTAAAGTAACTTACACGTCGTAATAAAAACAAACTCGGAAGGGCTTCGGCCCTTCCATTTTTAGGAATTAATAATGACAGAACAGAATGTAAAAAAAGAACCAGTATCGCTTAAGAGTTTATTAACTCCAAGCAAGACAGTAGGAATAGATTATCCAGGATATGATGGCTTCACAATTGAACTTTGTTATTTAGGCAGAGAAGAATTACTCAAGCTAAGAAATAAGTGTTTAAAGCAAAAGTTTAATAAAAAGACTAGAGCCTTTGAAGATTCGTTAGATGAAGAACTATTTGTAAATCAGTATAGTGCAGCGATAATTAAAGGTTGGACAGGATTAAAATACAAGTACCTCGAAGAGTTTCTGTTGGTAGATGTATCTCAACTAAATCTAGAAGATGAACTTGAATATACACAGGATAACGCAGAGCTATTAATGAAAAATAGCGGCGATTTCGACCAATGGGTTACTGATACAATAGGTGATCTGGAAAATTTTACACAGAGCAAGTAGAACAAATACTTGCGCTAATCAAGAGAACTTTTAAAGACACAGGAATAGACCTGGATAAGTATTTAAAAGTTTGTGAACAATTAAATCAAGAGCCAGATCCTGATAAGATGCCTCCTTCTATGGATTCATTTCCAATAGAAGTTCAACAGGCATTTTTTCTACACCAAATGTTATCAGATAAATGGGAAGGTATGAGTGGTTTTCATATGGGAAAAGATGTAAGTGCTTTAGGTACTTATTTAGACCTTTATGATATAAAAGACAAAAAACAAACTCTATACTTTTTTAAACATATAGAAAATGAACATTCACAGCTTATAAACGAAAAAATCAAAAAGAAGCAAGACGCCCAAAAAAATAGGGTTGGTAAAGGAACATAATGGCAAAGATAAAAGGCGCAACTATTACCTTTGAGGTTACTGATGATGGTAGCCTTAAAATGCTTGACACACAAGCTAAAAAGACTGGCAAAAGTGTAGCCAAAGTTGGTAAATCTGCGGGAGATACTCGTAGAAATATGCAGGCTATGTCTGGACGTGTAGAATCAGGCACCAAAGGATTTGCACGTATGCAACAAGGCACAGGTGGTCTTGTACAATCTTATGCTATTTTAGCTTCCACACTATTCGCTGTTGGCGCAGCCTTCCGTGCACTTCAAAATGCCGCCAACGTAGAAAATCAAATCAAAGGATTCCGCGCACTAGGAGAAATAACTGGACAGTCAATGATGGGTGTTACTGCTTCAGTTAGACAAGCTACAGGCGGACTTTTAAACTTTCAAGACGCTGCTCAACAAGCCGCAATCGGTATGGCAGCAGGATTTACCTCAGAACAACTAACAGGATTAGCCGAAGGAGCTAAACTTGCTTCTGTTACTTTAGGTAGAGACTTAACCGATTCTTTCAACAGACTTATTCGAGGTGTTACTAAAGCAGAACCAGAACTATTGGATGAATTAGGTATCATTTTACGACTAGACATTGCTACAAGAAAATTCGCAAATGCTAATGGACTAGTTGCAGAAAAGCTCACTATTGCACAAAGAAGAGCTGCTGTATTTGAAGAAGTTCAAAGACAGTTAATTGGTAACTTTGGTGCTATGAAAGACAAAGGAGACGAACTACTTAATCCATTCGATAGATTACTCACAAAAATAAATGACTTTGTAATTAGTGTACAAGGCCCTATTGTAAAGGTGTTCGGAGGATTAGCAAACTTTTTATCAGACAACTTTGCAGCTCTAGTAACTGCTGTAAGCGCGTTCGCATTAAGTATACTAAGACAAATAGTACCTTCTTTTTCAGCAATGGGAGCCGCCGCAGTTAAAGCAGGGTCAACTGCAACTATAAAAATGCGTGCGTTAAACATACATATAATAAAACAGAAAAAAGCTATTAAAGCAGTAGAAGCTCAGTTTGGAGCAAGTGAAGTTAAGAAAAATCAATTCCTTCTTAGAGCTCTTAAGAAAAGAGGAATATCAGAAAAAGCATTTACATCTATGTCACTCAAAGAGCAGGCAAAAATTACAAGAAGTTTTATACTACAAGAAGAGAAAAAGAAAGCATTAGGTAAAAAGTACAACAAACAAAAATTAGCTGCTTTTATAGCTGTAGAAAAAAGAATTCAACTTGAGATGACAAAAACAACTCTGACTGCCAAAGCTCAGGCGAGAATTATTGGAGCACACATAAAAGCAGGTATTGCTATGCCCGCCTTAAAAGCACAAGCGGCAATTGCTGGTATAGGTGCTGCTGCTGCTAGAGCTGGCCCTGCAATAGCTATGTTAGGAACAGCAATGAATATCGCTTTTGGTGTTATTATGGCTTTCTTTACTGCTAAATTCATACTAGATTTACTACCTGCAACTAAAAAAATAAATGAGGCTTTTTCAGAAATAAACAGAAGAGTTACAGTATCAAATGAAGTAGTAAAAGACTTAGCATATACTTTATCTGGAGATTTAGCACAAAAAAGAGTAGAAGCAATTAAAGAAGAGTTTGTAGGCTTAGAAGGTAGCGTAAAAGCAGCAAACTATGAAATGGAAAGACTTAATAATATATTGAATAGAGGTCAAAGTTTTAAGACTTTTAAGAAAAACTTTGATGACTCAATAATTAAAAACTTCTCTTCTAATGAAGCTCAAAGCATGTTGGGAAATGTTATGCAGGCTGGAAATATATTTGCAGGTATGTATACTCAAGATGTTTCCGCATCTTCTATAGGATTTACTAGTACTGCTTATGATGCTGCAGCTAAGGAAATTGTTAATGAGTTTTTAGTAGCTTTCCAAAAAGAATATGCAGCAGAACAACTTAAAGTTGACGGGGCTCACTCTGATGGAGTACTAATGAGATTATTTGGTGCTACCGACTTTAGTATGCTACAGCCGTTTAAAAAAGAATTTGCAGAACTTATGACCATTACAGATATTACTGATAGACAGACTGCAATTGCTGCTTTTATGAAAGATACTGCATCTGCCATTGTGAACCAAGGCGAAGCAGCAAGAGGTTTACTAGGTATTACGAATGATGGCAATGTCTTTATGACATCCGAGGCTGTAAAATCAATGGAAGCAAATGAAAGAAATTTGAATTCCCTTAAAGCTATTACAGAAGTTATACCTAATACTAAAGCTGCTGCAGCAGAACTTAAAGAAAGTCTACAAAATATGATGCCAAAACCTTCACAAGCAGAAGCAGCTATGTCGGGAATTGAAAGTGTACTAAATCAATTTAGTGACTCAGTAGAGGACGGCAATGGAGGATTAGAAAGACGACTAAAAGTATTTAGTAAAACAGAGGAAGGGCTGGAGAGTATATCTCAAGTTATGAGTGAACAATTAGGAATTCAATTTGAACTAACTGACCTTCATAAAGAAGATGCACAAAAAGTATTAGAGATACTAGAAACAGAACTAGAAAGATTAGCCCTTGCGGATAAATTAATAGACACTGCAACAGCATTTAGTGCTGCTTTAAAAACACAAGTAAATATGGTTAAATTTTTAAAGACAAGTGCAAGTAAACGTATGCAAATAGATTTAAATATACTAAAGTTACAACAACAGATAATACAAAACAACGCAAAAGAAGTAATAACTAATTCAACTCTCGTAAAATTAGGCGAAAAAGTAGAAGAAAATAGAGAGAGAGGAATTCTAACAACACAAACAGTCAATAGAGAATTAGAGTCACAAATAGACTTATTAATAGCAATGAAAGACCCTATAGAACAACTAGGAAAAACAATGCTAGAGTCTTTTGATAAATCAGGAATACAGAATTTAACAACACTTATTGATACTATGGATTTAAGTGAATTTGGTGGTGATGAGCTTATAAATAATGTCGCTAAAGACATGAAGAAGTCACTTGCAAAATTAGCTGCAGAAAGTATCATGACACCTATAACAGATAAGTTAACTCCCGAAGCTTTTAAATTAAACAAATCATTAAATCCAGCAGAGCAGATGCTATTAGCTCATAAAAAACACGTTGTTGGACTTGCAGATGTTTTAAATCAACATGTTGTAGCAATGGGAGCAACACTAGGAGTTAAGGCACCAGATATATCTAGCGGAGGAGCAATACCAGAAGCAAAAGGTCGAGATTTATACACAACTGGTGGAGATACTTTACCTGGTGGTTTCAAAGAAAAATTTAAGGAAATAGGAGGTGGGCTTAAAAATTTCCTCTTCGGAAAAGCAGGTACGCAAGACTACACTAAAGATTATGATGCAGTAGGCGAAGACGGTGTTGAACAAGTAGGAGTAACTGCGACTAAACCAAAAGCAGGATTATTTGGAACTTACGGAGGTACTGATATATTTGGAATAAAATCAGTATTTGAAAGGACTTTTGGTGACGGTGGTACGTTTGAAGGGGTAGGCAAAAAGTTATTTGGTGAAGATGGAATGTTTGCAAAAATAGGTAGTAGCTTATTTGGAGAAGATGGATTATTATCAGGACTATTCTCAGGTGGAGGAGGTTTACTAGAAGGGCTCAAAGGTGCGTTTAGCGGAATATTTGGAGCACTCAAAGGTGCTGGAGGTGGCATAATGTCATTTATAGGCGGTATGTTTGGTATGCCTACTGGTTTAGCTAAAGGTGGCATCATAGGCGATATACAAGCTATGGCTAAGGGTGGTATAACAGGATATAATAGAGGCGGAATCGCAACTCAGCCTACTTATCTTGTAGGAGAAGGAAAAAACAACGAAGCAGTAGTACCACTACCTGATAACAAAAGTATACCAGTAAATTTAGGTGGAGCAACAGGCTCTACAAATAATACAAATATTAGTGTAAATGTATCAGATGGAGGAGTATCTACAAAAATGGAAGCAGACGGAGCTAAAGAAATGGCAAGCGCAATTAATATGGCAGTACTAGCCGAAATAGAAAAACAACAAAGACCAGGTGGATTACTAGGAGCATAATATGGCAATAGGATTTAATGTAGGCGGCACACTTGGAGTAGTCGTACCAGATAAAGGATTTACAAGAAGTAACAAACCTGTAGTATACGTACAAAAATTTGGCGATGGATATGAGCAACGTATAGCAAATGGTATAAATAATTTAGAACAACAATTTAGTCTTAACTTTGCAACTAGACCAAAAGATGAAATAGATGATATAATTGCTTTCTTTGAATCTAAGAAAGGAGCAACTGCATTTGATTATATCTTTTCAGATACAAATGCAGGAAGCAATGAAGAAACAGTAAAAGTAGTCTGCGAGGATTGGAATCAAACCTGGGACTACGATGATTATTACAGCTTAACAGCTACATTTAGGAGAATATACGAAGCATAATGTCAAATATAGTAGAAGATGTACAAAAGCTAGATCCCGCCTCAGAACTAATACATTTATTTGAAATAGAAGTATCTAAGGGAGTATTTGCTTATTTTTCAGGAAGTGGAGTAGAATCAAATCTAGCTAGTCTTAAATTCAGAGACTACGATTCTCCTAGTACAATTAGAACATACTCTCCTATACCAATAGAAGCACAAAATTTTGAAACAAAGAATGATGGAGCAATGGCAAGACCAAACGTTACTATTGCAAATGTTACTAATGTTTTAAGTACTGCTACAGGAAGTATTAACTACCATGGCCTACTAGGGTTAAAACTAATTAGAAGAACCACCTTAAAAAAATATTTGGATGATGGTTCTGGAAATAGTGCAAATCCTCCAGTAGAGTTCGCAAGACAAGTCTGGATAATAGACAGAATCAAAGCTAGAAGTAAAACAGCAGTACAGATGGAGCTAGTTTCTCCATTTGATATAGAAACAGTACAAATACCTGCAAGAAAAGTATATGCAGATAGATGTTCTCATAAATACCAAGGAGCAAGTCCTCATTTAGATAGATGGAAGAAAGCACAGAGTGGATGTCCTTGGGCTATAGATGGATCATACTTTGTAGATGGTACTTCTCAGGTAGTTTTTGTAAATCAAGATAACGAGTACGTAATACCTAGTTCAACTACTTTTACAGCATATACTTCTGGTAGCATAGTAAAAAATGCTTATTATAGGACTACTAAAACAACAACAAGATTTAACGCAGATGGAACAAGTAGTTCTGTAACTATAAATAATTATTGGCAAGCTGTGTTTGGAAGTAATAGCCCTGGAACTCCCACAGACTCAAATACAAATTTCAAAAGAGTACGAATATATAGTACTTATAGTGCTAGTACAGAATACTACACTTATTTAGATGATCGAGACAACGACTATGTAGTATATACAGATGCTGTTTCTTCTTCTGAAAATTATAACAAATCATTATTATGGAAAGCTGAACAAGCTAATGAAGGACAAACACCGACTTATGGAGAATTTTGGGAAAAAGGAGATGTTTGTAGTAAAACAACTACAGCATGCAAAATGAGATTTGGGTGGAGAAAAAATTCTGGCACAAATAACGGAAG